AGGCGGCGTCCGGCATCCTCATCGCCTCTCTAGGAGCGCTCGAAGCGCATTTCTCCAGATCACGCAATTGCTCATAGGAATATTTATATATTGACAATTCCGGATCGAGATGCTATAGTTGTTTCAAGCTGGAAAGAATGGGTGACGCTATCACGTCGGGCCGATTGGCATGACGGAACGCACCCCGAGTGGGTCGGTCCGCTGGCGCCACAGAATTAGAGGAAAAGAGCGTCGAGACTGACGTCGCAAGCGCTCATCGATGCGGATGCGGGGCGATTTTGGACCTGGCCGCGTCCGGTGCCGGAATTCAGCGGTATCACGCTACGACAAGAAATCGGGCCGGATGAATCGTACGCCATCACGGGCACGTTCGCGGCACCAAAACTACGATGGCAAGGCGTCACACCGAAGGGGATCTCGCGGAGGATACGCGTGAGGTGCTTGCAGGCCCGGTCGCTTACCTCGATACCGAAGGTCCGAAGGAGTGAGCTCATCCCCGCCCTAACGCCTGCCGAAGCGCGGTCGCTCCTTTATGACTGGGCCTTCTGGGCGCGTCCCAATCAGTTGCCGCCCGATGAAGAGTGGCGGGTATGGCTCGTGCTTGCCGGCCGCGGCTTCGGCAAGACGCGAACGGGCGCAGAAATGATCCGCACCCGGGTGACGGCACGAATGGCCCATCGCCTCGCGCTCGTGGCGCCGACAGCCGGCGATGCCCGCGATATCATGGTCGAAGGCGAAAGCGGCATCCTGGCTATCTCGCCACCCTGGGAGCGGCCTCGCTATGAGCCCTCAAAGCGGCGCTTGACCTGGCCCAATGGCGCCATCGCCACACTCTTCAGTGCCGACGAACCCGAACGCCTTCGCGGACCGCAGCATGACGCGGCGTGGTGCGACGAGCTTGCCAGCTGGCGTCATCCCGAGGCTTGGGACATGCTAATGTTCGGACTGCGCCTGGGAACTGATCCGCGCGTTGTGGTGACGACGACACCGCGGGCGACACCGTTGCTTCGTGGGCTGATCGCCGATCCGACGGTCTTCGTTACGCGGGGGACCACTTACGAGAATCGGGCCAATCTCGCCCCGGCTTTTTTTGGTCAGATAATCCGTAAGTATCGGGGGACTCGCCTCGGCCGCCAAGAGCTCGAAGCGGAACTCCTTGAGGATGTTCCCGGCGCCTTGTGGAACCGCGGAATGTTGGAAGGATCGCGCGCCCGCACGGCCCCGCCGCTAATCAGAGTGGTGGTCGCCATCGATCCGGCGGTGAGCTCGACTGACCGGGCCGACGAAACCGGCATCATCGTCGCCGGCAAAGACGAAGGTGGACGGGGTTGGGTGCTCGCTGATGCCTCGGGTCGCTATCAGCCCACTGAATGGGCCAGGACAGCAGTTTCAGTCTATCGCGCCCATAAGGCCGATCGGATCGTCGCCGAGGTGAACAATGGCGGCGCCATGGTCGAGGCGACGCTGCGGATGATCGAACCAAACGCGCCGTTTACTGCCGTGCGGGCTTCCCGCGGGAAGGTAACCCGCGCCGAACCGATAGCGGCGCTCTACGAGCAAGGCCGGGTGCACCACCTCGGCGTGTTCCCGGGACTTGAGGATCAGATGTGCGCATTTACCGCCGACGCGCACAGCAACCACTCGACCCGTTCGGCCGGCTGCTCCCCGGATCGGGTCGATGCGCTGGTTTGGGCATTGACCGATCTTTTGGTCGAACCGATGCCTGGAGAAGGGATTTACGAGGTCTATCGCCAGCTGAGTGGTCAGCTGGGTCGCCAGCCGGCTGTTGATGCAAAACGCGATTCTTAAAGCTGTTCGCTGATCATTACCGGGAAGGAGCCGATCATTGACGCTGCTCGTCAAGGACGCCAACACTACGACCCAATCGATTTCGACGCAGGCTGACATTGCGGGCAACCTCGTCCCGGTTCATGCGCCGGCGGCAATCTCCGGTGGCGTAGCGACGCCGGTCGGCCCGACGGCCCCTCTGCCGGTTATCAATGCTGCTGGTACCGCGGCGATCGACGGCAGCGGCACCGTGGTGACCGGAGGCATGGCGCAGACCCTGTTTGCCGGCGTGATTCCGGTCAACGGCTTTCTCGTCGCGAACAACTCCTCGGCCACCCTCTACGTCTCGGATGTTGGTGTTGCAAGCCCCGGCGGGGGGTCGATCCCGATCGCGCCGGGCGCTGTGTTCATCACGCCGTCCGGCTACAAGCCGGCGGGCGCTGTCAGTCTCTATGCCAGTTCGACAGGCCAGTCCTTTGCGGCTCGGAGATGGTGATGTCTCTACCAACACCAACTTCTGTGCCGGATCTGGTCATTACGTCAAGGACGGCCTTTGCCGTAGCTCTCGGAATTTGGTTCGCAACGACGACAGCCATATTACTCGCGGAGACCGGGCTGACGCGCCGCGTCGCTAAGTTTTGGCTCTTTAGCAGGTGGCGAGCAGTCCACATAACCCATGTTCGGGCTGTCCGACCAGATTGGAGAAGCAGTCCGTGACTACCAGACAGACAGGCGGAGTCCGCCCGGTTCAGCGGCACTTAGCTAATGGATTGCAGATCACCCGGACCCTTCTGCGGATTGCGGCATTCGCCTTTGGTCTTGGGGTGACGCTCCCCACCCTGGCGCAGACGATCAGCGGCTCCTCAATCAACATCACCGGCCAGTCCACCCTGCAAGGTGACGTGGTCATGTGCTCCGGGCACCCGTGGCTCGATGTACGTTGCAATGGCGCCACGGCCGATGGATATCATGACGACACCAACGCCATAAACAGCACGATCTCCACCGCAATTGCCAATAACTGGCCCGTACGCTTACCGGCCGGGACTTACAGGATTACCTCGCGGATAACCATCGATTACGCCACCCAAGCTAGCGATGGGTTTCGCCTCATCTCGGACGGCGCGGTCATTGACGGTCGAGCGATCGCGTCCGGCCCAGTGCTACAGATCCAATGCGGCGGCGGTACGACCAGCGGCCCAACTGGGTGTTTCTATTTTAAAGAAGAGGGGACTTTATTCGTCAACGGCAATACTCCGGCCTATGTGGTCGAGCTCGGTAAAACCGATTTCTCCGATGCGCATAATTCGACAAAGATCGACCATCTGATCGTCAATAATGCCAGTACTGCCGCAACGGCAGGAGGGTGCCAGTTCAATTACCTGCTCGACAGTGATGTTTACGCGGTTTGCGTGGCGGCCGGTGGGGCGGCTGGTCTCGCATTTGAGCAGGTGCAGTTTTCCCGGATATCCGGCGCGGGCACGGCAGAGGGCACCGGAGGCCGTGGGGTGGTCCTGGAGAACGGTTATAACTTCAGCAACACTTTCTTCGCTCTCGATCTCGAAGTGTCTCCGACTTGCCTATCGATAACTTTCAATCACAATGGCCTCAACACTTTCGTGTCACCCTATTTCGACTGCGTCACAGCGGTGAATGCGACGGCGAGCGTCGGCAATGTGCTGATCAACCCCAATTATGGCGGTGCAACGGTTAATTACGGACCGCTCTCGACCGGAATATCGGTCGTCGGCACTGGATCGCGAGACAATTGGCTGTTTCCAGCAGCCGGGTCTTATATCGCCGAGCCGATCGATGACGGGCTCAGTGTCTCGAACTATAATACCCCCGGCGCGTCTATGTTAGTGACCCTGCCGGCAATCGCCAGCGTCAACGCCGGCTGGAGCATGGGATTTGCTTCCGACAATGGCAAAGGCATGGCGATCACGACCAGCAGCGGTTCGATCATCTCAGGCGGCAAGAGCGTCGGATCGCTAACGCTGGGCGCCGGGAATTATGAATATGTTCGGCTGCAATCGGATGGGAGCAACTTCCGCATCGTCTCGTCGACTCGAAATACGCGTTTGGCGAACGGCTTCGAACCACCGCCTTGGCCGAGCAACTGGCTCTTTCCGGCCAGTTCCGGCTACGCCGCCAGCCTCAGCGACAACGGCAACGTCCTATCGAGTTATAATAGCGGCGCTGGTTTGACCATTACGCTGCCCTCGACAAACGGGCTTCCCGACGGCTGGTCCATGGGTTTCGCTACCGACAACAACAAGAGCCTGACGGTCCAGGTGAACAACAACGCCGGCGGCCATATGGTATGGCCGGGTTCCGGCGGATCGCAGACATCATTGGCGATGGCGAACACGAGCCAGGGCGCCTACGAATTCATGGTGCTGCAGTACGACGGCAACGGCATTTTCCGGATTCTCGAAGCGACACCAGCGACGGCACAGGCGATCGGCATGATCGGCGCCGCCGGGATCAGCCGCTGGAGTTTCCCCGCGGTCAGCTCTTATTCCGCCACGGTTGCCGACAATGGCAATGTGGTGTCGAGCCTCAACAGCACGGCTTCCTATTTGGCAGTAACGCTACCGTCGACAACGACCGTGCCGATTGGATGGACGATCGGGATCGCGACCGAGGGCAACAAGATCGCCTCGGTGCAAGTGAATTCCACTTCCGGGGGGCGCATTCTCTACCCGGGTAGTGGCGCGACCACGACTTCGGCCTCGCTCGCCGGAGCAAACTACGAGCTTCTCGTTCTGCAATTCGACGGCGGCAATTTTCGAGTGATCCAGGCGACACCGGCAACGGCCACCTTCATGGGGATTACCGGCACTGCCCCGGGGATCAATCGTTGGACTTTTCCGGCGGTCAGTACCTATGCTGCCTCGCAAAGCGACAGTGGCAACGCATTGTCCAGTTACAACACTCCGACCAGCTCCCTGACAGTGACTTTGCCGCCGACGAGTGCGATCAGTGCCGGCTGGACAATGGGCTTTGCCACCGACAACGGCAAGATCATGACCGTTCAGGTCAACGCCGCGTCGGGCGGAGATATCCTTTATCCGGCCGGGGCGACCGGCACCGCCGGCAACGCGGTGACGCTCGCCGCTGTCAACTACGAATTTCTCGCGCTGCAGTTCGACGGCAGCAATTTCCGAATAATGTCGATTACACCACGCAGCGCCGCGGCACTCGGCATGTTCGGGCATCAGATCACGACCGGCGCGACCCCGGCGGTCGGCTCGGGGTCCAGCGATTGTGGCACTTCGCCTTCAATCGGTGGCAATGACAGTGCCGGGCGGGTTACCGTCGGTGCTGCCAATGGTGGCCGTTGTACGATCACATTCGTATCGCCGTGGCCCAACCCCCCGGTTTGCTCGGCTTTCGACGAAACCACGGGGACCCTCGTCCGGCCGATGGCCACTTCGACTGCCAGGTTGGCGCTTACCGGGACATTCGCTGACGGCGACGTCCTCGTCTATCAGTGCGTTGGCTTCCAATGATCGGGGCCCTGACAACGGGGGAATGGGATGGAACGCAGACATCCCTGCGGCTCGCTATAAGAACATCATGGAGACGCTCTGATGACTGCGCCTGACGGTAAGCGGACCTCTTTAGCATCATATACTTGGGGTGGCTGGGGAAGTCAGAACGACGTCACTCGATTTCGCGATATATTCCAGCCCGACCGAGGAAGTTTTTCACCCGGCTATCCGCTGGTGCCGCCGGAGCGCGAGCGGGTACGCCTTTGGGATTATCCAGTCGGCTACAATGCGATCTACACACCACGGTCTTACGAAGCGATCGGTTTCGACGAGCTGAGGGCGCTAGCCGAAAGTCACGATATTACCCGGCTCGCGATCGAAACCCGGAAGGACCAGATCGAAAAACTCGAGTGGACGATCAAGTCACGCAACAAGAAAACGCTAGGTGCCGACGCCGCTTTGCGGATTGACCGACTGACCGAGTTCTGGCGGACGCCCGATGGCGAGCAACCCTTCGCAACCTGGCTTCGCGAAGCGCTTGAGGATGTCCTCGTGCTCGACGCGGCCGCGTTCGAATTACGCCGTAACCGTGGCGGCGATATCATCGGGCTCGATATCGTCGACGGTTCGACGATCAAGGTGTTGCTCGACGATACCGGCCGCCGGCCCCGGCCGCCGGCCCCGGCTTACGAGCAAATCATTCACGGGCGACCGTGGCGTCTCCTGACCAGCGACGAGCTGATCTACCTGCCGCGGAACCCACGTCCCCATAAGGCGTATGGTTTCAGCCCTGTCGAGCAGATCGTGATGACGGTCAATATTGGGCTGCGCCGCCAAGCGATGCAGCTGCAACATTTCACAGAGGGCAATGTTCCGCCCGGTCTGCTTAACGCGCCCGACGGGTGGAGCCCTGAACAGATCCGTCAATTTCAGGAGTGGTTCGACTCGATTCTGGCCGGAAATACAGGTAATCGCGCGCGCCTCGTCTGGGGCCCCAGTGGCGCTAAATATCAGGCCTTCAAGGAGGCGCCATACAAGGACGAGTTCGACGAGTGGCTCGCGCGGATCGTCTGCTATGCATTCTCATTGCCGCCGACCGCCTTTACCCCGCAGGTCAATAGGGCCACCGCGCAGACTGCGCAGGAAGCAGCCCTCGAAGAAGGGCTCGCACCCTTACTCGGCTGGGTCAAGCGGCTGGTCGACAGCGTCATTCAGACCCGGACAGGTCATGCCGATCTCGAATTTGCCTGGTCGGATGTTCGGCCGACCGATCCAAAGGACCAAGCAACGATTCTCGGCAGTTATGTACGGGACGGGATCTACACGCTCAATGAGGCGCGCGACAGTCTGGGAATGGGACCGGTCGCAGGCGGGGACGAACCGATGTTCTTGACCGCACAAGGTCCTGTGCTGCTGAGCGAGGCCGGTGCAGAAAGCGAAGCCGGTAAGCAGGAAAGTTAGATTCGGCTTGCCGCATTCGTCTTCGGATTTATTTCGTCCAAGCTGCAAGCTGCCGGTTGGAACTATCGTCAACAAAGCGGCCGACGGCATCGCGCGTGCTTCGCTCTGACTAGGTCTTGTGAACGTGCAGTGGTATTCCGCATTGGCTATCAACGCGCCGGTGGCATGCTTTGCAATTGTCCATACTTGAACCTGGCCTACTCGACTGATTGCTCAAACTCGATGACTAGGCACAGTAGGAGCCCTTAATGAGTGTTCTGCCCTCCGACATCGTCGTCTATGGTTCGGCCAATATGCCCGAGGCGGATGGCGCAATCAACGGCGGCGCGGTCGATTTCACCCGTCGTGTCGCATTCTATGACATCTCCCCGGCTGGCAGCTTTGACGTGATATCGAGCTCAGCCAGCGACACGGCGACCAAGATCACTTATTATGGTCGTGATCCGACTGGCGTCATCCAAAGCCAAACCTTAAGTTTGAATGGTCAAACCTGGGTAACCGGGTCACAGTCGCTGGAACGGATGCTATACGCCGCCTTGTCAGGGGCAACCGCCAACGGCCCGGTAGCCAACCCTGGGGGAACCGCCGCCGTCGGTGACGTAGCCTTCGCCGCCCACAACTGTGTGCTGCCATCGAGCTCTGTAACTACCGACGCGAGCGTGCGCACCGCCCAAAATGGCTCCGCCAATCACAGCGGCACGACCCCGGCGCTGTTCAAACTGCAGTCGGGCGACGGCATTGGCGTCTCCGTCGGACAAATCATCTGGACCAAAAGCGGCAGTGGGTCGAACCAACTACGTCAGATTATCGCTACTTCGGGTTACGGTACGGATATGGTCGCGGTCCATGGTGACTGGGGAGCAATACCGGACAACACTACCACTTACAAAATCCTTCAAGGAATGCTCTTTGAGATCTCGCCAAATGCAGTGACGGCCGTTATCCGCATGTTCTCGAACACAGCGGCTGATGGAGCGACCGGGGCCCAACGCACCTATTACGAAAAAGTCTTTGTGGTCAATAACAACACTGGCAGCGCACTGACCGGAGCGCAGATAGAGGTCACGAGCGAGACGCCGAGCTTACCCTCGGGCGCTTTGTTGGACGTGGCCTTGACGACGGCTCTGAATGACACCGGCACTGCTGCCAATCGTCAAGCCCCACCTTCTTCGGGCGTGGGCTCGTTTATCGCGCAACCCGCCTTCGGTAATGTGACCGGCCCGGGCAACCTACCGTCGGGGTCGGCGCCAAATACGGCTGGCGCGCAAGGCGTGTGGCTCCGGCTGACCTTGCCGGCCGGTACTGCTGCCTATAAGGGCTCGGCCGATCTGCGGACACAGGGAACTACGGTCTAAAAGGCGGCCCGACCCGACACCGCATCGGCTGTGCTCTCCCCGGTTTCTTTCGTACCCCGAGGATGACCCCCCCATGACCATGGCGCGCGGTTTCGCCGTCTTTTATGCGACGGACAGCAAAGTTCTCCGCCGTAAAGTCATACCCGATTGCGATGCCCAGCTTGAGGCGCTGCACCCTGCCCCGGGCGAGAGCATGCTCCTGCTGCCGCTGAGCCGGCCTCATGATGACGCGTCGTGCCGAGCGGCAATCGCATCCGCAACGGGTGTCCCGCCACCCAGCGGTCGATGCTGCATCATTGGGAAGTCTGGGGATGTAATTGCGCTTTGCAATGCCGATCCCGCTCTGGACACCCATCCCGAAGGGCAGATCGTCGCGTGCGAAAATGCGGGACTTGGCGATCGTTACGTTGACGGCGTGTTCCTGCGTCGATATCGAGTGGCGCACGCATCATCGGACGCCGTCGCGTCGACGGCGTGGCTTCCAATTTGTGAACCGGCGATCTCCCCAGGCAGAAATCTGGTTCCTTCGGCCGCCCTGGAGGACCGTAATGCCGCTTCCGAGGTCGCTGGAGCTCGAGCAAACAACTCAGGTTGATCCAATTCGGTCCCATTGGGAACATCGGCAATTGCGCCGACTGACGGTGCTCTTTCGGCGACAGTAAGGAAATAACACATGTCCTCTGGAACGGCAGCCCGGCATTCGAGCCGGTCTCTCCGCTTTATTGCCGTTCCGACGTGACCCAAATCTTCATTCTCTCCGGCACATCGTGGACGGTGCCGGCGGATTGGACCTCGAGCAACAACAGCGTCGAGACGATCGGGGCCGGAGGTGGCGGAGAAACCGCCAGCCTCTCCTATGCCGGTTCCGGTGGTGGCGGAGGAGCGTACTCCAAGATTACCAACCTTTCGCTCAACGGCGGCAACACCATCGCGATTCAGGTTGGCGGGGGTGGCCTTTCCGGTGCCGCAGGGGGCGACACCTGGTTCAACGGAACCAGCATCAGTACGTCATCCGTGAGCGCCCAGGCCGGCGGCGGAGGTGCCGACAATTCGGGCGGCTCGGGGGGCGCTTCGGTCAGCGGCATCGGAGAGACCAAGTTCTCTGGTGGCAACGGCGCTGCCCTCGGAGGTCCCGACCCCTGGACTGGGGCCGGCGGCGGCGGTGGAGCCGGGCCACAAGGGGCGGGCGGTGACGGCGGCAGCCCGAGCAACCAAGCCGTTGCGGGTGCCGGTGGCGGCGGCGGCAATGGCAATGGTACTGCCGGCGGCAATGGCGACAGCGTTACCGGAAATGGCGGTTCGGGCGGCAACGGCAACAGCGGGACCGGCGGAGGTGCCAGCGATACGGGGAGCGGAGCCGGTAATGCAACCACGGGAACCGGCGGCGGTGGCGGTGGCGGGAAGTACGCCACTTCAGATGACGGCGGCAACGGTGCGACCGGCAGTGAGTTCGACAGCCTGCATGGCTCCGGTGGCGGTGGCGGCGGTGGCGGCGGGCGCGACTTTGGCGCTACAGAGGGCGCTGGCAGCGGCGGCAGTGGCGCCAATTACGGCGGTGGTGGCGGCGGCGGCGGTTATCCGAGAAATGGAGCGACGTTCGGTGGGGGTGGCGTCGGTGGCCAAGGGATCATTGTCGTTACCTATACGCCCGCAGTAAGCTTTATGATAACGGCGGAGTCTCGGAACGTACTGGAGTACGACACGGTCTGCCGCAAGGATGCCCTTTACGCGATAGAGTTTGGCCAGTCTGCCCGGAGCGACGGCGGACTGCCGATCGAAGGGCGCGGCGGCGTTCGATGCAATACCGAAGCTCCAATTGACTTTCGTTGTGTTGCTTTTCGGAGTTCGTGGATCCCTATCCAGTGGGCGGGCTCCGCCGCCGTCATTGTGAATGCGCTGTTTCAACTCGAAGCTGCTGCATCGTTGCGCCGCGACACGCTGGCCCTCGATGAAATCACTGCCGGTACATCAAGGAAGGCCATTGGCCCGACCGAATGGCTCGCGACCGAGGCGATCGGTGCAGAGGTTGCCGTCGAACATCTCGGGAGGTGTCGAGTCGATCCCGCACTTCTTTCAGAATCGCGCATTTTGCTTGCCAGAGACCTGCAACTTCGCCTCGAGTTCCTCGCCGCTCCAGGCGATGAAGCGCTCCTCGCTTTGGAATCGCTGACGAGCGGTATCAGCATCTCGGCCGATTGCCCGTTCTACTGGGAATGGGCGGACCCGCCGTCCTTGCTGCTCGTTGCGGGTGAACGGCTGCTGCGCTCGCCCGGCAGGGTCCGTATCCTTGCCGGTCCCGACAGCATTCACCCGCTCAGAGGTCAGTGAGGTTTCCGGATGCGTATCGCGACGCCTTTCGCCCCGATCGAGGTCGGTGAAACCGATTATTTTGCTTTTGATTTCACGCCCGATGTAGGTGCGGCTACGATCGTATCGACGAGTTGGACTTGCGCACAGGGGCCTTACGAGATGGCAATCGATCCGGCGCCTCAGTCACGGGTCTTGTCGGTCTCCCCACAGACCGCAATCTTGGTGCGTTCGCCGGTGGACGGCTCGCTGCAGACGCGCACTGGGGTGTTTTCCGTCGGCTTGATCGGGAGCATGCCGGTATCAGCAGCTGGCGGCACTTATATTCTCGAGGCCACCGCTAATCTCAGCGACGGGCGTCTATTGAAGCTCAATGCGACAGTTCAATGCAATCCCACGGGGTCATGACTTCGGGGCAGGCACGGTATCTCTCGTTTGGTTACGTTGACTAATTCCGACATCTGACTGGGATTTCGAATTATGCGGCTTTACGGTGCAATCCAGAAGGTCGAGCCTCAGGACGACGGGACCGTGCGGGTGCACGGGATCGCGACATCCGAGGCTGTAGACGAACAGGGAGAGATCGTGCGGGCCGACGCCATTCGCGCAGCGATCCCCGACTACATGCGTTTCCCTGCTCTCCGAGAGATGCATCAACTCTCCGCCGCAGGAACGACGCTCGAAGCCGAGGTTTGCGACGACGGTACTACCCGCATTGTCGCCCATGTTGTCGACCCGGTCGCGGTGGCCAAAGTAAGAAATCAGGTCTATCGAGGTTTTTCTATTGGTGGGCGCGTCACGCAGCGCGAGGCCGGGAACCCGAAAACGATCACCGGCCTCGTGCTAAACGAAATTTCTTTGGTCGACCGGCCGGCTAACCCGGAAGCCATTTTCGACTGCTGGAAATCGGCTATAGCGCCGGATGCTCCCCTTGGTTCCGCCGAAGCTCCTGTCGCGAAGCGGCGACCGGCCGCTTCAATACAGGTTCCATTGGCGCGGGAGCCGTTCGACGCGCCAATCCAGATCTGGGCCTGCAGTGTTCCCGATCACCGTCATCTGGCCAAAGCCGATGCGCTTAAATGCCTCAAGGGCGATACCGGACCGGAAGGAGAGATTCGTGGAAGCGCCGCCGCGAGGGCGACTGTGGCCGACAGTAAGAAAACCGTCTCGGGCGCCGAATTCCGCCAGAATACCACTGAGTCCAGCAAGACCGATCATAGTGACCGGTCCGCCGATCCCGGCTATCAACCGGACGGGAGAGTCCGCTATCCAATCGACACGAACCGCCATTTTCGTGCTGCTTGGGCCCCCCGCATCAACAGGCCTGATACTGGCAAACAATACACGGGAGAACAGCTAAAACGTGTCCGGGATGAAAACATCGCCGGATGGAAAGCGAAGATCGGGACCGACGGTCCCCCCGCCGCCGAAGACCGCGATGAGGCATCTCGGGCTTCGCTGACAGGGGCTCTGCGCGATGTTAGTCAAATCGCTCGTGTGATCACCGAACTCGACTGGCTGAGGGATGCTCTGGAGCTCGAAGCGGCGATCGAGAACGACCAATCGCCGCAGCCGTTCCGGCTGCAGGCGATCATCAATGAACTTTGTGATTTCTTGAACTCCTTGGCAACCGAAGAGATCGGCGAAATCTCGGGCGAGACGGAAACGGACGGCCTACCTCCTGCGTCGGCAATGCCAGGGATGCTCGACACCGCCGTGGGTGCGTCTGATATCGAACGCGTAGCTGCTTCTCTTCAGAAAGGCGAACCCAATATGCAGCACCTTGCCGCCGGCATCGTGGCGAAGGCCAAGCACTCGCAAGCCGACCAAGCGTTGCTGAATATGGCACATTTCGCGTGCGACCAATGTCTGAAAATCGGCGGATTGTCGGTTGACAAGCAGGCAAATATGGATCGAGCACGCCACCATCTGCAAGAAGCTGGCGCCATGCCGACCCCGCCCTGGACCGCCGAAAAAGCGGGGAACCGTGACCTTTCGCCAGCGTCGCTAGGATGCCCGATGGGTGACACCGCCGATGTCGACACTGTCAGAGTGCTCCGCATCGTCACCGAGGTGCTATGCAAACGGGAGCGTGACCCCCAGAACCTGATGGATCTGGCTCATGAATGCCTGAAGGCCCTGACGGACGGGCGAATTTGCGAACAGGCCGCGAAGTTTGGAGCGCGGCATTCAAAGCAGACAATGGAGGATTTAAATGCGTCGCATCGTCATCTGGCAGCGGCAGGAGCCGAATGCAATGCGACGAGCGTCGACGAGCCGCGCCTGCCGGCCCAACTCGCTTCCGGAACGGACACACGTGCGGCAGATCTGGCGAACGCGCTCCCCGATGAACGCGCCGAAAAGGCGGCGCTGACGAAAGTTCTGGGCGAAGTCGTCCCGATGATCGAGCAGCTGGCAAAGCGAGTCGACGAGATTGCTCGAACCCCCTTACCGCCCTTGACCATGGCCAAGGGCTCGATTTCGGTATCGAAGCAGCAAGACCGCGGAAGCGACGTTGGCAGCGGCGACCCGGAGATGTCGCCAGAAGCGGTCGCCGCAGCCCTCGCAAAGATGAGCAAGGAGGAACAGACGCTGACGCTGATAAAGGCCAGCTATGCGACCCCAATTCGGATCCCCGGCTTAGCTGCGGATCAACGTTGAAATCAGCGGACGACCAATCGCCGGGCGCAACTGCCTCAAGCCGTCGATGGGTCACCGCCCCGCAACACCATCCGGCCGAACGGCCGTCGCCGAGCCCGGTGCCTTGCCGGGCTTTTTGTTGCCCCCCTTATCCGGGAGGAATTTGATGAACACAATCACTCAAGAATCGCTGGAGCTCATGAAAGGGGCTCTGGCAAAGCCGGATTTTAGCCTGGCTAAATCGATTTCGACTGCGACCGGCTTGTTGGCTTATGATCTTCAGGCGCCGGCCAAAAATCTTTATCCGTTTGTCACCCCCCTCAGGAACATCGTTCCACGGGTCGGGGGCGGCGTCGGCTCCGCAACAAACTGGCGCCAAGTGAACGCCATCATCGGCTCCGGCTTCGATTCGATGGGGTGGGTGCCGGAAGGCCAACGCTCGGGCCAGATGTCTTATTCAACCTCAAACAAAACCTCCGCTTTTGTCACGATCGGGGAGGAAGACGCGGCAACCTTCGAAGCGATCTCCGCCGGCCGCCAGTTCGAAGACATCCAGGCGCAGATGGCGTTCCGCCTCCTGCAGAAGATGATGCTTAAGGAGGAGATGGCGATCCTTGCCGGCAACGCCTCATTGACCCTCGGTACGCCTTCAACTCCGACCTTGTCGGCATCAGGCGCCGGCGCTGCGCTTCCGGCTGCGACTTACTTCGTAAAAGTCGTAGCGCTGACTCTCGAAGGTTACCAGAATTCCACTATCTTGAGTGGTGTCGCGACCTCGAAGACTGTGGTCGGAGCCGACGGCAAGAGTTTCGCACTGTCTGGCGGTTCCTCGAACGTTAGCGCTGAGGCGAGCCAGGTGGTAACACTAGGCCAGACGCTGTTCTGCTCAGTCAGCCCGGTCCAGGGCGCGGTTGGGTATGCTTGGTATGTGTCTACCACAAGCGGCAGCGAGACCTTGCAGGCGATCACCACAATAAACAGCCTGGCCATAGCCGCGCCGCTGAGTGCTGGCACCCAGTCGCAAAGCGCCATCACGGCCGACAATTCGGCCAACCCGAGTTACGCATATGATGGGCTGTTGACGACGGCGCTCAAACCGGGCTCGAACGCCTACGTCAATATCATGGCGACTGGGACGGCGGGGACTGGCATGCCGCTGACCGCATCGGGCCGCGGCTCGGTCGTCGAGATCGATACGATGTTCCAGAAGATGTGGGACAATTTTCAGGTGTCGCCGACGGTTCTCTACGTCAACTCACAAGAATTGAAGAATATAACGACTAAGGTGCTGTCGAACGCCTCTGGTCCGTTGCTGCGTTACGACAGTCCTGCGGACGGTAGCGCCGGTGAGTATCAGTTGACCGCCTCCGGAGTGGTCCAGTTCTATTACAATCCCTTCGCTATAAATGGCGGGCTTCGAATTCCGATCCGAATCCACCCGAAGGTGCCGCCCGGGACGGTCATCGGCTGGGCCGAGAACCTGCCGATCCAGTACCAGTCGAACGAGGTCCCGAATGTCGCCGAGATCAAAACACGGCAAGACTACTACCAGATCGATTGGCCGATCGTGACTCGTCAGCGACAGGTCGGTGTTTATGCCGAGGCAGTACTGGCCGTCTATGCTCCCTTTGCAATGGGCGTCATCTGCAATATCGCAAACGGGTGACGGGAGTGTCCGAGATCTCGGCGCTTCCTTCGGAAGCATCTGTTGCGGCAGCCCCCGGGTCGAGCCCGGGGGTCTGGCTCGGGAGGGACCTGATACCGCTGCGCGCCGCATTCGGTCAGGATGAGGCCAATCACGGCACGGCACGGTATCCGGTCGATAACGACGGTCTGATCCAAGTGCCTCTAGAGGCTGTCGGCCCCCTGACCACAATCGGGGGGTTCGTCTTGGTAAAAACCGGCGACAACGCGATTTCCGCCGGCCCGCTCAAACTGCACCACGACGATGCTGCGGGCTTTTCCTATGCCGGCCGTCAATATCTCGGCGATGCGAATGGGGATGTGCTCGTGGCGGCTGAGGCCACTTCCGACCTGCTGGCGCATGGCTTCGTCCCCATTTTCGAGGAGGCGATAGCGGCCTCGACTCGAGTGAAAGCATCGCCGAGCAATCGTTCCCAAAAAGGGCTGATCCGGTGACCTTTGGGGATTTGACGACGCTCGCCGATGTTAAGGCGTGGCTGCAAACCGGGCAGACCGCCTTCCCTGCAACCGACGACGCGCTACTCACCCGTCTTATCACAGCGGCAAGTCAATATATTCAGACCTGGCTCAATCGACAGATCGCTCTAACGGATTACCTCGAAACGCGTGACGGAACCGGAGGCCACAGGCTGCAGTTCGCATGCTTTCCCGTCAGTGCTGTGCTTTCGTTGACGATTGACGGTCAGGCTGTTCCTTTCGCACCCTCGATCACTGCCGCAGGCTTTAGCTTCAGTCCCACGCAGCTTTCGGTTCGCGGCTACCGGTTCAACCGCGGAGCCCAGAACGTCGTTGTCGCCTACACGTCTGGGTATTCGATTACTCCGCCCGAAGTCGCGCAAGCATGCATCGAGATTGTCGCTCTTCGCTACCGTGAGCGTACTCGCATCGGCGAACTCTCGAGGTCATTAGGCGGCGCAGAGACCGTCGCTTACTCGCAAAAGGACATGAGCGACGCGATCAAAACGTTGCTGCAACAATATCGGCTGGTTGCGCCGATCGTCGCGATCCACCCAATACCTGCAGTGACCGGTGCCGATGCCGCAACTGTATCCGGTGTCCTGTGATTACCGCCCGCCTCGTCGGCGCCGACGCGGTGTTGGCTTGGCTGCGCTCCACTCCGGATATGGCCGCTTCGGGTCTCGCTCGTGCCATCACCAAGCTGGGTATCGATCTTCAACGCAAAATCCAGGAGGATGAGCTCACCGGCCAAATACTCGCTGTTCGATCGGGGTCGCTCAAGTCGAGTATCGATCTGCAAATCGATGAGAGCGGCGAGGGGATCTCAGCAACGGTCTCCAGCGAAAGCGAGTATGCCCACGCTCACGAATATGGCTTCGCCGGTACGGTCGATATCAAGGCGACCCTGCGCCGTATCACAGAGGTGTTCGGGCGCCCGATATCGGGGAAGACGATCAATGTGCGGTCTTACCGTCGCCAGATGGAGCTTCCAGAGCGCTCGTTTATGCGCTCGGCACTGGAGGATATGGACCCTGCGATCCGCGATGAGGTGGAAGCCGCGTTGCACGAGGCACTTACGTGATGATGATCGCTCGGCATATCATCTCTGCTTCCTCGTCCTCAGGATTAGAGGCGGCTGGTCTCGCTTTGCTGACACGCATTGCAGGAGAGGGTAGTCGCGGCCTGTCAATCGAAATCGACCGATGATAATTCGCGAAACCATTTATGCGGCATTATGGGAGCTCGGCGCGAGCGCCGCCCGATTCACCAGCACAAATCGGCGTCTGCGGCATTGGGCTGACGTGGCTCCAATGGAGCAGCCGGCGTTGTTCATGAGCGAAAAAGGTGGCCAAGCCGCAGTGAAGAAACTCGGCGCGCCGATCGTATGGACACTCTACGCCGAATTCTACATGTACTGCCATTCAAACGATCCCTATTTGGCGCCGGCAACGATCTTGAACCCGCTGCTCGATGCACTCGAAGCTGCGCTCGCACCGTCACCAACGACTGGGATCCAGAACCTGGGGCTCTCTCAAATGGTTCAGCATGCCTATATCGCGGGCAAGATTCAGACTG